CATCCAACAAGCCTGTGCGTCTCGAAATATAGCAAATCAGCTATGTAAGTGCTAAGCAGCAACACATACCTAACATAATCCCTTGATCATCCCAGCCGTACTGTAGTATAAATTAATTCAATACGCACAAGGTATACGGATGGCTCGGCCTAAAAAAGACATAAACTGGGACATTGTAGAAAAGAAAATGGAGGCTGGTCTATCAGCTAAAGAAATCTACGAGTGTATTTGTGATAGCGACACATTTTATCGTCGTTTTAAGGAGCATTTCGGGGATAGTTTTGCGGATTACTCGGCAAAAGCACGTACTGTAGGCCCAGGTAATATCAAATTTACGCAGTATATGAAGGCTTTGGCTGGTAACGTGCCCATGCTACAACTCTGCGGACGTGAAATGTGTGGCCAGGGTAAGGAAGAAATTAAGCAATCACCCTACCAGGACAACATCGATCACCGTCACGAGAACATGATTCTACGCGCTCAATTAAGCAAGCTAATGGGTGACAATGCCGACAAGTCCTAAGCAGGACCTAAGCTTTGAGGAGGCTACACACCGATTTAATATTTGGGTGGGTGCTGTACGGTCAGGTAAGACGTATAGCAGTATAGAGCGGTTTATCTACGATCTTAAGCATGGACCGCCTGGTGATGCCATGATCATAGGTGTCAACCGATCTACCATTCATAGGAACATACTCACACACTTATATAGACAACTAGGATTTCCGTGCCCCTCTCCTATGTGTAATAAAACGCAGTTATATGGTCGGGATGTATATTTCGTAGGTGCTCCGGACGTAAGTGCTGTTACAACAATACAAGGGTCCACCCTCGCTTTGGCTTACGTGGACGAAGCGGTTTGTATTCCTGAGCCTTTTTGGAAAATGTTAGAGACTCGATTGAGCGTACCTGGAGCAAAGTTATTGGCTACAGCAAACCCAGGGGCACCTTCTCACTGGCTCAAGAAACAATATTTAGACAGAAAGGACATTCACGATCTTATCTCATGGGATTTTTACTTAGACGACAATCCTGTTTTAGATGAAGCATACAAAAATGCCATTAAGTCTTCTTTTACTGGAGTATGGCATAAGCGTTTTATTCAAGGGTTATGGTGTCAAGCAACAGGTGCCATTTATCCTGATTTTGATAACGATAATATCTACACTCACCCTATGTCAAATCCTAGATATTATGTTGTGGGATTGGACTATGGGACAACCAATGCCACTGCAGCCGTTCTTTGTGCTGTAGACCCTACAAAATGGCCTCAGTTAAGGGTAGAGAAAGAATACTACTATGATTCTGCCGTTACTGGAAGGCCTAAGACAGATGCTGAACTTGTGCGCGATGTGAAAGATTTCATCGGATATAAAAACGTTACGGCATTATATGTTGATCCAGCAGCAGCTTCCCTTAAAATTGCCCTTCGCCAGGCAGATTTGCCCGTATTAGATGCCGATAACGATGTTTTGTTGGGAATAAAGACAGCCAGTAAATTCATATCAGGTAAGAATATTGTTATTCAGGCAGCCTGTAAAACCTTAATAGAGCAATTGCAGTCTTACGCGTGGTGTCCTAAGGCCAGTGAAAGAGGAGAAGACAAACCGATAAAGTCAGCTGATCACTCATGTGATGCCCTTCGCTATAGCCTAACTCCATTCATGAAGACTGGGGAATTCAGTAACCCAGATGAATACCTCTCATATGATCAACTCAGGAGGAAGGTATTTCAGGATGACGATATATATTCTCAATTTAACAACCAAATAGCCGGATTTTAATCTGGATGGATTTCATGTAATACCTAGATAATCCGTTGCGTATTGCCTCAAAATGTGGTATAAATTATTTTAATCCACGAGGTAACACCGCATGGGGTCATATGAATCGGGTGGCTATTCCCTAGGCTATATCGATCCGTCAGATGTGCAGGCTAAAGACCTAAAACAGATGATGGATAGTTTCTACCAGGCTCAATACACGACAAATTCTACCCTCTGGTTACAGGGTGCAATCGACAAGCGATTCAAGGTCGGCGACCAGCAGATATATAACCAATTCTACGGACAAAACTACCAGGGTGCGCAGAAGTTCTTCTTCAACCTGATTCGACGTCATATCAATATGATCTGCGGGTATCAGCGCAAAAACCGTAAAAGTACGGTGACGATACCGGTATTACAAGACGGAGATCAGGTAGCGGATGACTACAACAAGGTTATGCGATGGGTCGATGATAGGGACGGTTTTCAGGAATACTTGTCCCAGGCTTTTGAAGGGGCATGTGACACGGGGGAAACGCTTCTCCACCTATACCCCGACTATACCTACGATCCCGTCTCAGGAGACCTCTTTACCGACTGTGTATCATACAACAATTATCTTATCGACCAATATACCCGAAAGCAAGACCTGAGCGACTGCAATGGAATCTGGCGTCGTCGATGGACTTCTAAAGAGATGGCTAAGTCACTATTGCCTGGCTACGCAAACGAAATAGACAAAATGAAGCCTGGAGGGATGAAGGATGGACGCTTTCCCATGCAAGCGGAGCTACAGAACGTCGCTATCTCGAATTTATTCACTTATGACGAGTTCTATTATCGCTCAACGCGGGTTGGAAAAGTCATTGTCGACCCGTATACCGGCGAATCCACTCTATGGGAAGATGATGAGTCCGCCGAAGAAGGCGAGATGGAGCAAACCCTGGCCCAGCAGCCGTGGCTACAGGTAAAGAATGTTGATATTCCTACGGTAAAGTTAGTCATCTGTCTGTCGGGTAAAATGGTCTATCACGGCGCAAATTTACTCGGTATTGATGACTACCCATTTGTGCCTACACAATGCTACATTGAGCAGGATATACAGGCCTATGCGTGGCGCAAACAAGGAATCATACGCAATCTGCGTGATAGCCAATTCTTGTACAACATGCGTAAAGTAATTGAACTACAATTACTGCAGAGCAGCCTCAATGCTGGTTGGATTTATCCCGTCGATGTCGTACCGGATGCTAAGTGTTTCAGGCAATCCAGCGGTGGAGACGGGTTCCTAATCCCTCTAAAACAAGGGCATCTACCGAATGAAATTCAAAGAATCGAACCGGTCGCTATTCCTCAATCTTTGCTTGAGCTGTCTAACAGTCTGGCAGAAGATATCACAAAAATTTCGGGTGTGAATGAAGAACTCCTCGGATCAGCCACAGACGATAAGAGTGGAATACTATCTATGCTTAGGCAAGGTGCGGGCCTCGTCACACTTCAAACTATATTCGACAAACTGGACTATTCTCAGAGACTATACGGGAAAATACGACTACAAGCAATTCGAAAGAATTTCAGCAAAGGGAAGATTCGTAACATCCTTGGCCATGACGCAGATCCTAGGTTCTGGTCAAGCCACACGCAAAAGTACGCGGTCGCGGTCGAAGAGGGAAATTACAGCACTAGTCAAAGGCAAATGGAGCTACAGCAGCTACTACACTTCAAAGAGCTAGGCGTACCCATATCCAATAAGTCTATCCTACGCGCTGCATTCATCACAGACAAAGCCCGTGTTATCCAAGAGATGGAAGAAGAGACACAGCAGCAGCAACAGCAGGCACAAGCAGAGCAGCAGGCAGCCCAGAAGATGGACGATGCTAAGATTATGCGGTTGATGTCGCAATCTCGCGTCGACGCAGCTACAGAGCAAGAGAAGTTTGCCAGTGCAGGCGAGAAAGTAGCCAAGTCAGCTGAACTATATGCCGAAGCAGAATACAACAGCTCACGTGCTGAAATGGAGCTTGTGAAGAGCATGATTGAGTTAGAATCCCTCGACTTAGAGATGATCCATCGCTCGTACGAGATAGCTATGGCGATCAAAGAACAAAATCAACAACCACAGGCAGCGCAGGCTGTATAGAATAAGTATTATGTCAGAGAAAAAAGACAGAAAGATGGGTAAGGCGAAAGAGATAGATTTTATGTTCAGCTCACCTGGACCAAAAAATCCAAAGGCGGCTAGAAAGGCCGATAAAAAGGCGTCTGCTAGGCATACAAAAATGCTGTCACGATCACCTAGTGCAAGCGCACCCCATGTAAAAGCACTCAGCAAATTACACAAAAAATCAGCCAAGAAAGGCTAAAGGAGACAATCATGGCACACAGCAAAGAGTCAATGGCGCAGAAGCCAGGGGCGATGAAGCAGTTTAACGAAAATCATTGGGAGAAGAAACCACAAGATCCGGTTCCCGCAGGCGGTCGTTATGCTTCAGAGATGAACACAGCCGAAGAATACAAGGCTAGCGAAAATGGCTTAGCTAAGTATGTGAAGAACCACAGAGCTAAGCATTAATCCCGATCTGCCACGTGTAGAAGCGGGTTGGGGTGCGTGTTAAAAGCGCCACCCCCTATTTTTACTTATCAAATAAACATAAGGTTGATAACCAATGGGTAAGAAGACAAAACATAACCCAGACTACCTGAAAAACACGACAGCCGATGTTATCAAACACGGCAGCGGGCCAGCCGTACCCAATGAGCACTGGGAGGTTAACCGTAACCTAACGCCAGACGGTAAGCCTAACCCATGGGGAGCATTCTTACCTATGCCAGGCAAGGATAGACCTACGCCACACACCAAAACAAACGAGTGTGATCACTAGATGATAAAACTAGGCGTAACCAACGTACTAGACCAAAAGCGGCAGAAAAACCGTAAAGCTGATTACAAAGACGTATATTTCGATGAGCATGGCTGGGCTGACTCAAAGGAGTTTCTACCGCATGACTTCGATTTGGTGTACATGAAAACAGACGTCAACGAAAAGCCGATAGCGGGCTGGTCTATA